CGAATCGAACGTGGACTTTATCGCTAGTACGGTAAAACCAGGCGCTACAGAGTTAGGGTTTGACTTAGCACCTAACGTTAGAGAGAAGCAGTACTTAAACGGGTCTGAGACTCTCTGGGTACTGAATAAAAACACGTTACCTGTCAATATTGTAACTAAGAGGTTATGACGGATGAAGGGTTAGCCAACAAGTACGGCAGTGGCGTTAAAAATGTAACACAGCACTATTATAAGAAAAAGAAAAAACCTTGTAAAAAGAAGTGTAAGAAATGCCCTGTATGTAAAGCTAGTAAAGACTAGTATTACTATGGTATACTTACAAAGATAACAAAAAACATTTTAATTAACTTAATAAGAGGCTCATGTAAACATGAATAACCTAGAAGACTACACCGTAGAACAACGTGAACAAGCGTACAAAGACTTACAAAAACTACACACTATGCCGGAGTTTCAGCGACTTATCCTTGATGGGTATTTTCGTGAGCAAGCTGTAGTAGGTGTAAGTAACTTAGCTAACGACAGTGTTAAACGTGCAGGATTACGACCAGACATTATGGAGACCTTGATAGGTATCTCTCAGCTACAGCAGTACTTTATCCAAGTAGCTAGTCTAGCCCCAGTTGACTCAGAGGAAGACGAAGAAGATGGTGAGCAACAGGATCCTGGGTTCTAAGGAGTATAACTTATGAGTGAAAACAACGATATTGATTGGGATATGTCTGACGAGGATTTAGAGGTCGCTTTTAAGGAAGCAGTACACGCTAGAGACTCCACAGACATCCAAGAAGAAGACACTACCGCTGACGAAGAGTTCGAGGTAGAACAAGAAGAATTCATTGAGGACGAACAACCTGACGAACAACCTCAGGACTCCGACCATGACATGGGTGTAGAGGCAGACGAAGAAACTGAAGAGAAAGAAGAGCTAGCAGACACTTCTGAGGATACTCCTGAAGAGGAAACCTCAGATACAGAAGACGTTAGACTTGCCGAGCCGGACGTAACTAAGACTGAAGAAACACAACCAGTAGAAGATCTTAAATTTAAAGCTAATGGACGAGAGTATAAGTTCTCCGACAAAGAGATGTTGAAACAGTTCCCTCGTGTCTTTGGGCAAGCTATGGACTATACTAAGAAGATGCAAGCCATCAAACCTTGGCGTAAGACTATTGATGCTATTGAGAGCGCTAAACTTAACCATGAAGACGTTAGTTTAATGATTGATGTGCTGAAGGGTGACAAAGAAGCTATCGGTGAAGTACTAAAGAGAACAGGTGTAGACACTCTCGATTTAGACTCCGAAGGTAAGGACTACGTTGCTAAAAGTTATGGTCGTGATGACGTAACCTTGGCCCTCGCAGATGTGGTTGAGAGTATTAAAGACGATCCTGAGTATACAGTTACACAGCGAGTACTATCTAAAGAGTGGGACGATAAATCTTGGAATGAGATGTCGGAAGACCCTGAAACTATCCGTTTATTTCATATGGATGTGAAGAGCGGTATGTACGATGTTATCCAACCTATCGCGGATAAACTTAAGGTGTATAGTGGCGGTAAACAGTCTGACTTAGACTACTATAAGACCGCTGCTAGACAGTACTACGCTGAAGAAGCACAAAAGAAAGCAGAAAGTAATACTACTTTGTCAAAACAGTCAGAACAAGCTGAGATATCTCGTGTGAAGTCTGAAGAGGTAGCAAGAACATCTGTAAAAACAGCTTCTAAAAAACGAAGAGCGGCTGCCCCTACACGATCGAGTGTTGGTAGCAGTTCTGGTGTCATCGATTACTTAAATGCACCTGAAGGAGACTTCGATGCTTGGTATGCTAGTATAGAAGACACCTAACTAATTAAAGGGGTATTTAACCCCGACTAAGCTATTTAAAGGAAAATATTATGGCTACACAAGTTTACGGAAATGGTATTAACAGCACTGGCGGTGCTAACACAGTAATCCATTATTATGACAGAGCAGGTATTAAAGCTGCTAACGCTACTAACGTTTATCAACAGTTCGCAGATAAAAAAAGTATGCCTAAAAAGTACGGTAAAACATTCAAGATCTCTAAGTGGTTACATATCTACGACCGTAAGACAGGGGATGCTGACTTCTCGTCTAAAGGTTATTTAACCGCGCGTACTCTAGATGATGTAACCGCCTCTATCGCAGCTTCTGCTTTAAATGAAGGTGCTTCAGGAGTCAATGAGGTCAATATTGATAAGATTACTTTTGAAACCTCTCTTACACGCGTAGGTAACATGTTACCCTATACAGATGAAGTAGAGTTATTCTCTGAGGATGCTATCCAAGTACGCTGCCGTGAAGAGCTTGGTGGTCTGGCTAACATTAGATCAGAAGACATGATTCAGGTAGATATGCTTGCTACCCCTACCGTGTTACGCGTAGGTTCTGCTACTAACATGGCAGGTATTGGTGCTACACAAGCAGATGGTTCGGATGACGCTGCGTGGAAGGTCTCTTATGACTTGATTCGTCGAGCAGATCGTCTACTTACACGTAACCGCGCTAAGAAGCGTACCTCTGTTATCGTAGGTAGTAACAAGATCGGAACTGCTCCAGTAGCTAAATCCCATTACGCTATTATTGGAGCAGATGTTAAAGCCGATATGGAGAACCTAACGCGCGGTACTGGTAACGAGACTGAGTTCGTATTCCAACCTGTACACAAGTATGCGTCTGCCGGTAACCAAGCTGAGGGTGAAGTAGGTTCTATGCACTCTGTACGTTTCATTGAATCCGAGTCTGCTTTAACATACGCAGGTAAAGGTGCTGTACCTCCTCAGAACTACGTAGGTGATTTAGCTATTACTGGTGCTACTAACCTAGCGTCTGCTACAGCCGCTGATCGTGGTAACTTTGATGTCCACCCTATCTTATTCCCTTCTGAAGGAGCATTTGCTACTGTAGGACTTAAAGGTATGGATAATAGCGGTCGTGGTAAGATTCAGTTCCATTCACGCTCACCGTCTGACATTGACAGTAACAACACTTACGGGACTAAAGGGTTCTTCTCTTACAACTTCTTCTATGCAGGTATTATCTTAGAACCTGAGAAGCTTTTAAAAGTGCTAGTAGCTGTTTCTAAATAGATACTAACCAATACATAAGCAGCTCCGAAAGGGGCTGTTTTACTTTCTAATATAGTATATAATAGTAAAGATTCTAACAACAAACTAAATAACCGAAAGGACTTAGACACATGTCAACCATTAAAGAACTAAAACAAGAAGCTACGGAACTTGGTATTCAATTCAGCCCAAACATCGGAGAAGCTAAACTGAAAGACAAGATTGACGAGCATTATGACGCCCAAGTCGTACCTGTAGAAACCGTTAAAACACCTAAAACTAATGAGTCTTTAGAAGTTAAGATGCGTAGAGCAGCTAACGAGGTCGAGCGTAAAGCCCGTAAGACTAGAATTGTTACTATTATAGACAATGACTCAAGAGAGAATAACTTAACAACCGCTGTCACAGCTACATGTGCTTGTATGTCTTTTGACCTAGGCCAACAACTGTTACCATTGAATATGCCTATTGAAGTAATGCAAGGCCATATCGACTCACTGAAGGATGTGTTTATCCCTCACCATGTAAAAGACACTAACACTGGTACAACTACAATCATCACACGACCACGATACACTATCGCATTCGAAGACATGGAAAAGTAATCTATGAGTATCTGTACTGACAAGTTATTCGTAATCACTAAAGGCGTTGACAATACTTTCGTATTTACTATTAAAGCTAACTCCTCAACATTACCTATTAGTATTACCGGTACAGATACGTTCACAGCTGCATTAAAAACACTGTCGGACTCTTCTGTAGTGTTAAGCAAACCTCTTACTGTAGTAGATGCTCTATCTGGTGAGGTACAGTTAGTGATTACACAGGCTGAGGCTGACACACTAGAAGGACTTAAAGGAGAGGCTGTTGACAGGTACTACTTGAAACCCGTCTACTCACTACTCATTGAGTCATCTACAGTGTCTGAAGGGGACTTCTTAGCTACTGTGTGTGAAGTCTATGTCGATTGACCTAACGTATGATAAACCTACTACACTAACTGTTCCTAGAGCAGCTATAGAAGTTCCAAGTAAGCTTACTGTAGACCTGTCTAAAGACGGTAAACTAGAAGTAGTAGGACGTAAGAAGAAGTACGCTATTGTAGGAGACGCTCTGTTCGCTAAGGTGTCTGCTAATGAAGCACCTTCTTGGTTACTCTCTATTATAGACGAGGTTGTGGCTACATCTGTAGGTAATGAGTTGCTAGATGTAGATGCGCTTAAAACTAGCGTCTTGACAGCTATATCAGAAGTAGAGGTAGCTAAGAACCAGTACCAAGAGCTGATAAATATAGAAGCTACTATAGACGGTATTATAAACTCTCGTATTACTACACTAAACGCTAATCTCGCTCAAACAAACGCAGATATAGTAACGTTAGGCACTACTAGAGTTACACCTACTGAAGCTGCCGCTATAGCTACCAACACGCTTAACGCTTCGCTAGGGCCTACAGGTA